TGAGAGGTATCTGTAAACAGTATCTTGTTAGGATAACCCGAAACTGATTGTGCTGTAAATGAAGGTGAAAATGCCATTGGTTATAATTTTTAAATTAAAGACAGCAACCTACCAAAGTAGTCAGCCATCGTCATAACCTTACGGGGTTAATCAACAATCAAAATATTTATGCAGTAACGGGCTTTTTAACCTCCTTTACCAACTGTTTTATTTTTTTGTATGCTTCTTCTGCCTTTGTGCCTCCTGTTTCTAAAAACGTAGCAAACTTATCTACTTCACTGCCTTCACCATTTGGACTAAGCAATGTTATTACCTGCTTATTACCTGCCCATGAATATCCGTATGTTGCAGGGTCATAAGTAATAACTTCCCTGTCAATAGCCTGCTTTATTGTGGCTCTATACTCGAGTTTTTTCCCAGCCATAAGGTCACTAAAATGAGCAGGGTCTATTTCTGCAAGTTCTTCCGCAAGGTTTCTTAATACGTCAGGGTCTTGTGTTGAATCCCACTGCATGCCATCGGCAAAAACAATTAACGCATTTTCATCCATATCTGCAACTGCGTTTAACGCTAATCTTTTTGTGTTTCTTTCTGCTGTTTGTTGTTTTGCTTCAACTACATCATCAATCCTATTCATAACCCCGTGTCGCTGCTTATCTTCAAACATACCGCCCTTTAACTTAGGGTGCATTTCAATAGCCATGCACTTTGCAATATCTTCGGGGTCTTCAAGATTTAATCTCAACTGCCCTCTTGCTGCTGCTGGAACTCTTATTTTAATGAACTCTGTTTTATACCCCCCTGTTCCATTAGGTTCATGGCTTTTTATTAAAGCCACTTTCTTTGATTTGGATTTACCTGCTCTATCTTCATCCTTATCTGTAATAGTAAATACAGTAGGGTCAAGCGTGTAAATATTGGGGAATATTGTTTTCCCGTTATAAAATGTTTTGTCAGGATTTTCTTGTTCAATATCGAAACGGTATCTTACTACCTTTCCAAATGAATTAACTTTTTCCTGTAATTTTTTTAACAATGCCGGTGAAAGGTCATTGAAATCTGCAACTTGTTGTAACATGATTGTTTTTGTTTTTGATTGTTATAAATAAGGAGAGAGGTTTTAGCCCCCTCTCCTGTAAAGAACATATTAGATAATCCTGTACTTTTGGAAGTGTTTAACTGCTAAACATTCAAGCCCTTGATTTGTTTCCCAGTTGGTTTGCAGGAACATCACATCGCTTGTAGGAACTTCGGCAAGTGCGCCTAATCTCCACTCTGTAACCATTCCGTTAGAACTCATGTTTGCTGAATTACCGCTAAATGGTTTAGCCATGTAACGAATCTGCATACGTGGTTGGCTTCCGTTATCAACGGTATCTACATTGTCTTTTGGAACAAAGTAAAGTGAACCGTTAACGTCAGGGCGAAGTGTTGCACTGAATAACTGCGGCTGGTCAAACAATGGAATGTGGATGAAATCAAATGTTGCACCACCATATTTCAGACTTTCAACATTGAAATCCATATCCTTTCCGTCCAAACTTAACCTTCCTGAAACAACGCTTGCAGATGGTAAAGATTTAAGGAACTTGCTGATAACACGGTAAGCCCTGCTGCCCATAAATACCATTTGGTCTAATGGTGCTTTGTTGGCAATAAAGTTATCAATGATGTCATCCAATTCGGTAAACCCGAATGTACCCAAAACTGCTGCCTGATCGCTGATACCATAAGTAGTAACATACCAATCCAAACCACCTGTAGTTTGAACTGGCAGGTTATTTGTACCATCAGTCAAGAATGGGTTGGCATCAGAGTAAAGCGTTGTTGATTGAACACCGGCTAACATTTGTACTGAAATATCTCCTTTCAGTTTAGTGTACTTCTGAATTGTTTGGTAAGGCAGGATAGAATAATTTCCACCTACATTAACTTCAATCTTTGATACTTTCTGAATATCGGTAATTTCATCAACCTCACGGAAAATTTGTGTTTGGTTGTAATACTTGGTTAAACCATAACGCCTGTTGGTTGGTGCGCTTGATTTTTCAGAGAAGGCATTAGAAGAAAAGGCAATGCTATCCCCTACGGTTACATAAAAAGGTGCGCTGTTACCACCTACTGAACGTCCTGTTATTGTTGCCGTACCCGAACCGAATGTTACTAATGTAATAAGAGCCTGCCTACCGATGTTGTTAGCATTAGAAGACATAATCAAATCTCCTTTACGTGGGAAAGCCGATGCTGTATTAATTGTGAAAACTGGTGCTGCTGTACCTGTGGTTGTAACTGCACTTACTGTACCTACTTCATAAACATCGTTGTTAACGAAGTTATGGTAGGTCGGCATGGTTGTGGGTTTTGTACGGGATACTATCTTCATAATATCGGTAAACTCCCTATCCCTGCTTTGGTCATAGATTGAAGGGTCTATTTCCCTTTGGTCTAAAAAGTCTATTGCGCTGACAAATGATTTGTTTACTACGCCTTGTGAAACTGCCATTTTTGTAGAATTGTAAGATTAATAATATTGTTTTTTCTTACAACCCTGACACTGTTTAACCGCTATTACGTCTTACACCTGACTTAGCCATAGCCTGCGCTGCACTTGTTGGCAACGGGTCTGATTTAGCTGGTGTTGACTTATCTGCCGGACTTGCGTTATCTATTGGTTCAACGACTTCTTTTGCTCCCAAACCTTTGAAATGTTTTGCATACGCATCTAAAAATTCCATACCGTGTTCTGCTACTGCGGCTACAAGTAACTGATGTGAGGTTCGGGGTGCGCCCGTATCCTTATCATACATTACCGATACCCATTTTTTTGCATCCGTTAAATTACCAATCAATGATGAATAATCAACGGGGTATGAGAACTTTTCTTCGCCTTCTCCAAGTGTTATCTTTTTGTTGGCTATAATATCTTTGGTGTAAGGGTCATTTTCAATCTCCTTAACGTATTTTTCAACATTTTCTTTAGCCTGCAATTCTACCGAATTATCGGGAACTACTTCTGCCTTTGGTTCGGGTGGCTTTGGCATGAGGTACTTTTCCTGATTAGCAACCAATTCATCCCTGTATTTTGCTGCTTTTGCCTCCAAAAGTAATTTGCCTTTGGCTGTTTCTGCTTCCGAATACACATCTGAATCAAGTTTGTACTTATCAAGTACTTCATCTTCAAAGAGGGCTTCAAGTGCCGGTTCTGATACCTTTGGATATTCCTTACGAAGCTGATGTCGCATCACATCTTCATCGGACATTTTGGTGTAATCAGTACTTAATGCTTGTGCATATTCGCCCAATGTGCCATTTTTGTAAGCCTGAATAATCCCAACCACTTTAGGGTCTAAATCTTTCATTTCACTTACAAGTGCCACCTTTTCGTCATCGAACCCTAACGCTTTTAAAACTGTGTCGGGTTGATTTGTTTTAATAACTTCTTCAAGTGTTGGAACTTTCGGGGCTTCTGCAACTATTGGTTGCTTTTCTTCCTTTTTAGGTTCTTCTGCTTGAACTTCTGCTTTTGGAGTTTCGGCTTTAGCTTCTTCTTTGGAAACTTCCGTTGTAGCTGTCGCAGCCGTAACGGGTTCTTCTTTTTTAGCTTCTTCTTTCTTCTCCGGTATTTCAATAGGGGCTACATCGCCCGAATTTTCATCACTTTTTTTACCATGTTGCGCCATTGCTTGTGCTGCTGTCATCACTGTTTCTGCTACTGCTGCCTCTCCACCACCTGCATCCGCAACGTCTGCGTCATAAAACTTTTTTATGAACATACTTTTGATTTTTGATTGTTAGAACAAATATAAATTAAATTGTTATTCACTTCGTAGCGAATACCTTTACTGTATTTAGGTTATGATATTCAGTTTTACCCGTTGTTGAATCGGGATAATAAAAACTACCTAATTTCATGTGTGCGTTATCTTTTATTGTTAGCAAACCATCTTTAGATAATTTTTCAAGTGTAGCCCTTAGTAATCTATTTGCCCCCTGATTTAACCATTGTGCAGGCTCGTAAGGTTTTGGCAAACCAAATAAACTTTTAAGGAAATCATTTAGCCTTACCTCTCCTGATTTATCTTCCATGAAGTTTATTATTTTTTGCTCCATTGACAGTTCTTCTCCACCCTCCCACTTCTTTACTGTTTCTTTCACCACTTCAATATCTAATGGTTCAATGGGAGTAATAACCGGCTTAGTTTCTTCTTTTACCAACCCATCTTCAATAGCTTCTGATTTAGGTATCTCTACAATTTCAGCTTCGCTTGTTAGTTCTGCTGATGTACCACCAACTTCAACTGTTTCTTCTTTTTTTGTTTCAATAACTTCTTTTTTTGTAGCCGCTTTAGGCTTTGTTGCTGATTTTGCCATGATTGTTTTTATTTTTTAATTATTAAACTGATGCTGTTTCTTTTTTCTCATTAGCAATTAAGGTTTTCGCTTGGGTATGTTGACCTGCTATATCCGTTGCTATTACTTTTGCTTGTCCTGTTATTTCCGCTACTGACTGCTTCGCTTGGTCATTGCCCATTGCTATTCTCTCTTGGCTTTCAATTTTCATTTGCGTTATTGCAATTTCTTTTTGGGCTTCAATCTGTAATTTCTTTAATTCATGGTCGTAGTCCATTTGCTTCTGTTGGGCTTGAAGCTGCGCCGCAACCTGCGCCGCTTGAACGCTTCCATCGTTATTTGCCTTAATTGTTTCTAACTGGTTTTTTTGTAATTCTTTCTTTTGTTTCTTAACTCGATAAGCCAGCAAATTCATAGCTTGTTTTGCGTTCATGGTAGATATAACAGCAATGGCATCACTTGTGTCTAAGAACCCATTTGCTATATCCGCCTGCACCATTTGGAATATCCAATTTTTTTCTTGCTCGGTTGTTTTTTTCTGTAATTCTATGCCATAATCCCTTAATGACAGTTTTGAATCAACTTCTATAAACCTCAATGTATTAGCCCCTAATGCTCCGCTATACGGGAGATACCCAGATACTTTACCCCGGCGAACCCCTTGTTGTATGCGACAAAATACATCTTCTGCCAACCTTAATGACAAACTCTCCTCCGCAAAAGCCATAGGATACAGAGCCTCTGAAGTTGACTGATTTGCAAGTTCGTATCCCGGCACAAGTGTTTTAGGATTAGGGTTGCCACTTGTAATATCATTGTATCCTGTCATTTTTTCGATAGCCATAACGGTATTCTGCAAGTCCTGAAAGAACCCTACAAGTTCTGCCATTATGGAGTTTATCATTGGTATTATCGGCTGTGTGTTACCTTGTATGGGGTCGCCTGCATCATTTAATGAACGCCCTAATATAATACCACTATCCAAAAACATTTGCAATAATTCTTGCGGTGTCATGTTTTTACCACCTTTATTTTTTGCTACGTTTTCCAGCTTATCCATATCAATCCACCATCCACTTGGTACAGCCCTGTTTTTAAAGTTCTGTATTTTTAACATGGTTAATTGGTAGTCATCAATATATGGAACAAGTCTTTCCATCATTCCCTGCGCTCTCATTTCATAGAAATTATAAGCCACCATTTGTATAGGCAATCTTGTTAATGCTTTTTTCTTCATATCCACGCTTCTCTTTTGGTCATAGCACATCCCCCAATCGTAGCATTTATCAGTTCCTATAATCCACTTGCATTTGTAAACGTACTTTATTTTTTTACGGGTGTATCTTGCATTGGTAAGTTCTCCCCTGCCGCTTACTTCCATCCTGAATTTTACATTTCCATTTGCATCTTTTGTATTCGTGTATGTTTCCTCGTTATAAGTGTAGAAGTAAATATCAAACACCTTACACTTAAACTTATCGTAAGGTTTCATATATCCTGAATTAGTATTGTAATTCAGTACAGACGGATTACCATACTTACCTGCTATTGTACTTGCAAATTCCTGTAATTCTTTTTCATCAAACATAGGTTGTCCATCTTCACCTGTAACTAATGCAAGGTCAACCAGTGACACATCTATAACCGGCCCTGCGTGAACACAATCACTAAACGTACCGTCTTTTGCATAACTACAAATAAGGCTTTCGGGATTTATTCTATCAAACTTTGCTTTATTATCATCACCTAACCATTCACGATACCCTGCTACTCCAAAGTCAAACAAATCTTCATACACAGCCCTACGGAATGTTTTATAATTGTTTTCATAAAACCCTAATTCAATAGCCATTTCTGCATCCATAGAACGGTTAAATTGTTCCCCATTCATTACCCTCATTTCCAGTTCTTCCAAATCCATTGGCTCATTACTTTCTAAAGATACCATCGGGTGTGTCGCCAATTCACTACCTTGTTGTTCAAGTATTTCACGCATGATAAGTTTGGTACGTATCTGTTGGTAGTAAGCATCTGCTTCTGTTTTACTTTGGCTATCAACTGGCGTTGCCACAATACTATAATCTTCTTTCATTAAACGGCTAATAGCCTTATCCCTATACCCACTTACCACGGCACGTATTGTCCAGTCAACTACTAATTGCGTATCTAACGTTGCCATATCAACGCCAAGTAATTTTTTATATTGACTATTCGGTTGTTTACCCAAAGCATACATTCTATACTTTTCATAATCTCCTCCATTGGTATAAAACACACCTTTTGGATAAGCAACCATAAAATCATAGTAAGCAGCCTTTGCATAAGCCATACACCATTCTCCATCTTTTTTATAAGATGGCACATCATGGCTTGGGTAAGGAAAATTACTACCTGAATTAATGTCTGAATATTTCATTTTTTATTTTATTTAAACTGCTTTTCTAAATGGCATTATATCTTGAATGCTTCTTGTTGATTCCGTTGGTAATGCGTATTTTTTGTGTTTTGCTGATATGAAACAAAAGCCACTTGCCATAGCATCATCGTATTTCTGTGTA